GCCCGCGGCGCGGACGAAATCGTAGACCTCGGGCGCATTGAAGCCGGTATCGACGGCCATGCGCTGGATCGCGAGCGAGCCGCCATAGGCGCTCGGGAACTCCTCGTCGAGCAAGCCCGCCAGCTTGATCCAGACTTCCGGCTGCTGCGTGTCGCCTTCGAGCACGCGATAGTCGACCGACCAGGACTGCTTGGCGCGGCCCCAGGCGACGATCTCGACTTCGATGCGCTTGACCTGGACGTCCACACCGGCCGTCAACGCCAGGCCGCCGGCGGGAACCACGCCGATGGGATAGAGCTCGCGCCGCTCATAGAGGCGGTCGGCGTCGGGCACTTCGCCTTCGTCGGCCCAGGGCAAGCCGAGCACCGTGTTCCAAAACACCTGCAGCTTCTCGCGGTTTTTCTCGGCGACGGCGTCTTCGTACATCTCGGCGATCTGGCCCCAGCTGAGCCACCCCACCGGCGAATAGAGGCTCGACAGATAGAAGCCGCGGATCCGCCCGTCGCCCGCCGAGCTCGGCCGCCACTCCCCGCGCCGCAGCATGAATTCCTTGGCGTGATTGGAGATCGCCTGGCCGCATTCCTCGCAGACGTAGTGCGCGGCGCGCGGGTTGCCCTTGGGCCAGCGCAGCTGCTCGAAGCGCAGCGTCTGCATGTGGATGCAGTGCGGGCACGGCACGTAATACTGGCACTTGTCGCTTCGCTCGTAATAGCTCTCGATGCGGCTGCGGCCGGCGACGACCGGCGTCGAGGCGATCAGGACCTTGCGGCGGGGATAATTCGCCGTCCTGGCGATCGCCAGCTGGCACGGCTCGCCTTCGCCTTCGACGTCGCCGGGATAGCCGTCCACCTCGTCCAGGAACAGATAGCGCGTCGGCATCGAGCGCAGGCCTTTGGCCGAATTCGCGCCGGTGAGAACTAAAATGCCGCCGGGGAATTCCTTGCTCAAAACGGTGTTGCCCGAGTCGCGCGAACGCGGCTCGCGCACCAGCTCGCTCAAGGCGGGACAGTCGGCGATCAAGGGCGCGATGCGCTGTTTCGAGTTGCGTTTTGCCATCTCGGTCGTCGGCTGCACGGCTAGAAACGGCCCCGGCGCCATGTGGATCACATATCCGATCCAGTTATTCCCACATTCCGTAGCACCGATCTGTGCTCCCTTCATGAAGACCACAATCTCGGCGCGATCAGAGGGCGAGAGCGCGTCCATGACGCCTTTCAGATACGGCGTGCGCGAGGTGCGCCACGGCCCCGGCTCGGGCGAGCTGGTCACCGTCAGCACGCGGTTGCGGTCGGCCCACTCGCTCACCGTCAGCGCCGGATCCGGACGCATGCCGTTGGCGAAGGCCTGCGTGTAGACGGCTTCCGCGAGATCGGCCTCGAGCACCGACGGGGCCGTGCTCATCCGAGCTCTCCTCCCGCGAACTGATCGAGCAATACGCGGATCTCATTTTCGAGCAGACCGTGGACCGCCGCGGGATCGCTCTCGGCGGCGAGCTGGGCGGCGATGCGGTTGGGCAGGTTAAACAGCGCGTCGCGCAGGATGCGGCCGCGGTTGTGGGCGGCGATCTCCACGCTGCGCTTGAGCAGCAGGTTGCCCTGCCGGCGCTCGAACTCGAGCCGCGCCAGGCGCGCGGCAAACAGCTCTCGGGCCGCGCGGGCCTGGGCGAAGCTGTTGGCGGCCGCCGGCTGATGGACGCCCTCGGCAAGCTCTTCCGGATCCTGGCGCCGGCGGTGCCCGTTGCGCGCCTTGGCATGGTGGGTGTTGGCTTCCCAGTCCCGGTCGGCTTTCTCGGAATCGATCTTACCGTCGGCCTGGCGCTCGATGCGGCCGCTCGACACCGCATACTGCACGGCGTTGAGCTCGCAGCCCCGGTGCCGGGCGTATTCGGTGATGGTCATGAGCATCTGTGATATCGTTTTTCACAGGCTCAACGGAATTCCAGGATTTGATCTGCCATCAGCCTCGCTCCTTCAACCGAGCGGGGCTGTTTTCTTTTGGCGGCCCGAGTCTCAAATGATCTCGTCGTCGTTTTCGTCGCCGTCGTCGTCTTCGTCGTCCGGCGGCCCCGCGCGTAGATCAAGCATGGCCGCAGAATAATACAAATCCGGCGTTTTCACAACAGCGTGCGCGAGCCGCCCGCATCATCGCCACGGCTTCGCCCCTTCAAAAAAAGCTTATTTTGCTTGCCTTTCGGCGGTTTCAATGGCCTGGATGGTGATGCTTCCGAAGGGAGCAGAAAAGGAAAACAGAATCAGTATGAACGTACCGACCACAACCGAAGAGACCGCCGACGCCGCGCAAACGCCCGCGCAGGAAGCGCCCGCCAAGGCCAAGAAAGCCAAGGATGAAAGCGCCGCCGGCAAGCGCGCCCGGGCGAAAGCCAGCGCGAAGGCGATGACGCCCGCGCCCAAGGCCAAGGCGGCCAAGAAGAACGCCGCCAAGGCCGCCAAAACGGCCAAGGAAGCCAAAGGGAAACAGGCCGCCGCGCCCAAGTCCAAGACGCCGCAGACGGGCAGCAAGAGCGCCGCGATCCTGGCGATGATCGGCCGAGCCAAAGGCGCCACGCTCGCCGAGATCATGAAGGCTACCGACTGGCAGGCGCACAGCGTGCGCGGCTGGATCTCCACCGCGGCCGCCAAGCATAACGTGGATATCCTTTCGGAAAAGAACGCCGCCGGCGAGCGCTGCTACCGCATAAAGGGCTAGCCCGCCGCCAGCCCCGCCTTTAACGCCGCCGCCGGATTCTCCCCGGCGGCGGTTTTGCTTTGTGCGGTCCGCACGGCGCGCACTTCGTCAAATGTCTGGCCGGTCGCTTCCATCTTCGCCGCCGCGCCGCTGAAATTCTGATAGCGCATGCAGATCACGTCGCAATAGGAGGGATCGATCTCCATCAGGCGCGCTTGGCGCTCGAGCTTTTCAGCCGCGATCAGCGTGCTGCCCGAGCCGCCGAAGAGATCCAGCACCGCCGACCCTTTGCGCGACGAGTAGAGCATCGCGCGGGCGGCCAATTCCACCGGCTTTTCGGTGAGGTGCACCATCGCAGTGTGACTGACCTTCTTGACCGTCCAAACATCGGTGGCATTGGTGACCTCGGGATTAAACCAGTGGCCCGCGCCTTCGCGCCATCCGTAGAAGCACCATTCGTGATTGCCCATGAAATCCTTGCGCGTCAACACCGGATGCTCTTTCACCCAGATAATCGCCTGGGAAAAGTAGAGCCCGGAGGCGGCGAGCGCCGGCGGATAGTTAGCGCAATTGGCGTATCCGCCCCACAGGTAAAACGATGCGCCCGGCTTGAGCGCCCAGGCCAAATTGCCGAACCACGCCGCCAGCATGTGAGCGTAGTCGGCTTCCTTCATGAAGTCGTTTTCCAGGGCGCGATCCTTCGGGCGCATCTTCTTCGTGGTGGCTTTCGCTTTGGCATTCCCGCGCGCCAAGTCAAATCCCTGATGGTGCTTAAGACCAGCGAACGAGGAAAGGCCCGCGGCGATCGCGTTGTTAGATCGCGGCTCCACGCGCACGTTGTAGGGCGGATCGGTATTCACCAGATCCACGCTCTCGGCTGCGCCGATCAATCGCGCGACGTCCTCGCGCTCGGCCGAATCGCCGCATAGTAAACGGTGCGAGCCCAGGATCCACAAATCGCCGCGCTCGGTGACCGCTTGCTCCAGCGGCGCCGGCGCGGACTCTTCGGCTTGTTCTGACTCATCGGTCAACAGCAGATCCAGCTCAGTCTCTCGAAAGCCGAGCAGATCCAGATCGAAATCCTCGTCGCGCAGCTCGATCATCAGATCGCGCAGCAGCCCCTCGTCCCACCCGGCGTTTTCCGCTAACTTGTTGTCGGCGATGATGTAGGCGCGGCGCTGCGCGTCGGTCAGATGATCGAGCACCACCACCGGCGCTTCCTTGAGCCCGAGCGATCGCGCCGCCAGCAAACGTCCGTGGCCGGCGATGATCCCGTCGGTCGAATCCACCAACACCGGGTTCACGAATCCGAACTCGCGAATGCTCGCCGCGATCTGCCGCACTTGCGCGTCGGAATGCGTGCGCGGGTTGCGCGCGAACGGCACGAACCGCTCCAGCGGCCAGATCTCAATATGCCGCGCCATGGCGAGCGTCGGTTGCGCCATCGCCTTACGCTATCACGCCAGCGCAACTGGGAAGAAATGGGAAGAATTGGGTATTTGGGTGGGAAGAAACGGGGGGTTTAGAACTGTGCGTCTACAGTCCAGTGCTCGCCGTCAGCGGTGCTCGCATCGCAAACGTACTTGGTGCGGATGAGCGCGCCGAAGGAATTCTGCGCGTCCACGTAGGACTGGATGCGATATCGGCCGCCGCCTAGATTGACCCGCGTTATTTCGTCGCCGAAACGCGCGGTGGCCGGCGCTTTGAGCTCGTCCTTGATGTGCTGCTCACAGATGGCCTGAGCGCCAAACTCATTGCGGTAGATCGTTTCCTCTTTTCGCTGCGTCTCTTCGGCGGCCAAACGCGCAGCTTTGTCCTTGGCGTTTTCCGGCATGAGCCAGCCTATGATTGCCAGCGGAAGCAACACCACGAAAGACCACGCTATAAATCGCACTGCCCACTCATCGATCCGTTCACGTCTCGTCGTCGGTCGGTTTGCCATAAAACCACATGGACGCGTGGACGGCCCCGTCCCGGCACACGCCAGGGGCTACACCCTATGTCTTTGACGCCGCGCCACAAAACACGGCGGCTCCGTCGCGTGGGATGGGCGCCCTCCGTTTTCATAGGTACTACGCCGCCATTCCGCGCAGCCGCGGGTGTCCAACCCGCACCGGCTAGCTAGCGACAGGGCGCTTGCTGTTTGGTTGGAACGGCGGCGGCGATGCCGACAGGCCGGAAACGCGAGCGACGCGTCCTGGCGCGTTTGTGCGCCAGGACGGGGGTTCCTGGAGCCCGTACTTCTTCGGCGGCGGGGGTGGTGGGGGCGGTGGCTTTGGCGGCGGCGGTAACGGGCGGGGTGGGCGGGGATAATGCTGGCAGGTTCACCACCAGCCCCGAAGGGCCGGTGGTGACCAGGCGGGAAGAAGAAGCCGTCAAAGATTGAACCGCTGGATAGTGCCGGCGATGTTCACGATGGCGACCGGCTGCCCGTGAATCGTGCGGAACAGGCGGAAGGCGACGTCCTCGAACTGGGCAAAACAGCCGTCGGTACCGACCGGCGCTTTGCACTCGCGGACGAAATTGAGATTCGGGGCGGCCGTGCAAGCGACGCGGATGACGTCGTGAGCCGCGCCGCGCACCCCGATGACGCAGGCGGTCTGGCTCGAGGCGACCGCCACGTCCGCTTTCGCGAGGGCGGCCAGGTTCAGGGCGACCATCGCGGTTACCAACAACAGGAGCTTGTGCATTTGGTTTTTTCCTCCAACAGAAAGAACGAAATCAGAACCAGGATAATTTATTTTCGGGAGTGTGGATCAGGATCGAGACCGCATTCTTGCTGGCGGCGGTGATTGCGGCGTCCCCGGCGTGCTGCGCGGCGATCGCGTGCGTGCTGACCGGGCTTCTATACGTGCTCAAAAAAACGCTCGCGGGAAGGCCCGCGAGCGGTATGAAAAATCAGTCTTAATCGTTATGCGTTGAACCAGAGCCAGCTTAGCGCAAATTCTCTTCGCGCAGATCGCCGAACATTTGCGCTCTGGCGCCGCCACTGGGAACACCGTCACTTTGTCGCCCGCCGTCATTCGCGCATACCTCCCTGAAGGCGAATCGACAGGCTTTTATACCCGGCGCGCCATTCGTTGCCACTCGCATTGGCTTTCCGGTAGTCGGTGATTTCAGCGCCGCAACCATCGCACAGCACGATGGGGCAAAACAAGCCGTCCCGGTAGCGGATTTCAATCATCGCCGTCCTCCATTTTTGAGGCCGTAGCAGGCCAGTTTTTCGGTTTTTCGTACCTATATAGGGGGACCGTTTCCGAAAAACCGGCAAGAAGTGGCCGTATTATCAACAGGTTGCAGTTTTTAAACCGGAGCATGAAACCGGCCTGGAAACGACCCTCTGAAAAACCGCTTCGAGGCATCAGGCGGACTCCCCTAAGCTCGGCTCCGGCAAGTAGTGGCGGCGCGTATTATTGCGTCCGACGCGGCCGTGGCGCCAGCGGCCCCAAGCGCTCGAATAATTCCAGCGCCGTCATAGCGGATCCATCCCGAATTTCACGGCGTCGTCGATCCACTCGTCGAGCCGCCGCATGTTGTCGATCGCCGAGACGCGGCCGCGGAGCCGGTTCAACTCGTCGCGGCCGCCGTGCGGGTTTTGATCCCAGGCCGGTGACTGGACCCACTGCCGCAAATAGGCGCGCATGATCCCGAGCTGGTTGGCGTCGAGCGGCTCGCCGCGCAGATACTTTTCGACCACCGGCACGAGCACGCCGCTCGATTCGTTCACCCAGTACTTCGGCGCGCGGGGATCGTCGGCGGGAATCATACGGGAAGCGCCTCCTGGCCGCATTCGAGCTCCACCATGCGGCCCGTGCGCGTGTTGGGAATCGGCTTCCACCGCACCATGCGTTTGTGAAACGGCGAGTCGCGCGGTCCCTCGTCAGGCTCCGGATAAGCGCCGTGTCCAAGCGGGATCTTCATGCCTTGCACTCCTCGAATTCCGGCAGCTTCGGCGTGCCGAGCTCCTCGGCGCGCAGCCGCGCCGCGCGGTCTTGAGCGCGGAGTCGGCGTACACGCGGAGATTCATTCGTAGTTATCAATCCACTGCCGGCCGACCGGCGTAAGCCCTTTGTCTATCGTCCATAGAACATTCGGATCTTCCACGAACGGACTTTTTAGCAGTTCGATAACTTCCGCGCCCAAGGCTTCGGATGCGTAGAGAACCGCGGCCAGCGGCTTAGTGCTATTCGGGTTGAAATACTTGATGATCATTGCCGGCTGCGGGTCTTCCATGAAGTGGCCGTCGTTCTTCAGCAGGTCCGCGATGGCCTTCGTATCGTCAATTGTCGCCATTCATTCCTCATCAGGTGGCTTAATCGAAAGCTGCACATGGTAATACGTGTGGGAGCGATCCTCGAATAGATCTCTCCAGAACGGCCAGCTTTTTTCGTCCCGCAGCAGCAGCAGCATCGCGCCATAGTCGGGATGGATGGCGAAACCCGCTGGCGGCCGCCCCGGCGCGAACGGAGGTTTGTCTGGGAACGCTAGCGCCAGCGAGTTGCTATTCGCAGCCGCGATCACCACCTCGCCCACGGCCCGACGTTCTGGCGCGGCAAGGGGGAACACCGTCACTTTGTCGCCTGCCGTCATTCGCGCGCACCTGCCTGAAGGCGAATCGATAGACGTTTATACCCGGCGTGACAACTCGGACACCGAAGCGATTTGACATATGCGATCCAAACTTTCGGATCCACATTTGCAAGTACCTTACCCCGCCATTCGGCGCCACATGCGGCGCACACGAGCGGAAGCTCCTGAATTCTTGGATCGTCGGTCAACTTAAATTCTCCTCGCGAGCGCAGGTCATGGCTCCCCCAGATATTCGTAGATCTTCATGGGCAGATCGTCGTCGCCAGATCCGAGATCGCCATCAGCGCCACGTTGAGGAAGCCGCCCTGGAAGACGCGCAAATGATCGGCGTGCTTTTCCTCGCACCAGGTTTGCAGCCACGGCGCATCAATCGCTGAGCCCTTTTCATCCACGGCGATCGACCAGGTCCCGTGTGGCCCCTGCGTCGAGCGCTTGATCGCGTAGTGAACGAAAAGCTCGCAGCACAACACACGCCGCGTATTGTCGGGGATGCCCTCGCCGATGACGTCCTCGCGCTTGGCCGACATCAGCAACCAGCCCGCGTGGCCTTCGCCCATAGGCCCAATCTCAGAGTCGCCAGTTTCGGAGTGGATCCGCCGCGGCAGCGCGTGCTCCATCCAGCAGCAGCCATAGGGCGGATTCAAACCCGGAAACCCGCCGATATCCCAATTCTCCCGATCCGAAACTTCGTAGTAGTAGTGCGCGATGGCGTCGATGTTGAACGCCGGTAGTTGCGGGTCGCGCAGCCAGTCCATGAGAATCTCGCGGTGCTTGCGCCAACTCTGACGCTGCGGCGCCGGAATCCACCACGGCGGATCGGGATAAACAGTGCGAAGCTTGTCGAGCAGCGGCGTCTGGCTCATCGCCGGCCCCGTTCGCGCCGGATGCGGCGCCCCGGCAGCTTCGGCGTGCCGAGCTCCTCGGCGCGCAGCCCGTGCAGCGCGATGAAATGCCGCGGGACCATCCAGGCGCGGCCGCCGCAGCTCACCTTCACCCGCTCGCCCAGCTGGGCGATCATCTGCTCGACGGTTTCGCGGATCCGCGCGTCGGAATAGTGCAGAGGCCGGCCGCAGGCGCACATCTCGGGCATCACGGTATGTATACCACATCGCGTTACGCTTTTCGTTAAGTAATCTTGCAACGGTTTATCGCGTATTTTCTTCATGCAATTCGGCTTGCAGCTGCAGGAGTTCCTTCATGAGAATTTCGGGTAGTTTGCCTTTCATCTTGGCGTAGAGCTGCATCAAGTCGAGATGCCGGTCGAGCTTGGGATATAGGCCGCGGCGCCACACGCCGGTCGCGTTCGGGTTGGCCGGCGGAACGTCATCGCGTCGTTCGTTCATGCGAGGTCCTTCAGCCAGTCAGGCGGTTCGTAATTGTCTTCAGCTTCGAGTTTTTTCGCGCCGGCAGTGCCGGTGATAAGATCGCCAAGCGGTCCGG